ATCGGGGACACCTCGCAGCGAATCAAGACCCTTGCAAGCGACACCGTAAGGATTGACACCGTTGTTTCAGCGGTGCAGGGTATAACGGCAGGGTTCCAAATCGCCCAAGGTGCAGCAGCATTGTTCGGCTCCGAGAACGAGGACTTGCAGAAATCGTTGCTCAAGGTCCAAGGGGCCATGGCTCTCGCTACTGGAGTGCAGCAGGTAGCCAACCTGCTAAACAAGGATAGCATCTTGATAACCCAAGGGCAGGCAGCAGCACAGGCCCTCTACGCAACCGCAGTCGGGGCAAGTACCGGGGCAATGAAGGCTTTTCGAATCGCCCTGCTTGCTACGGGTATCGGTGCAGCCATCGCAGCCGTAGGGCTTTTGATTGCCAAATGGGATGAACTGACCGCAGCGGTCCGAAGGTTCCTGAACCTACCCGACCCAGCCATCGCAGCCAAGGCGAGGGAGCAGGCGTTGTTGCGTGAAGAAGCAGCCCTCTCCAATTACCGGGATGCATACGAAGCCCACACGAACGCCCAAATCGCAGCAGACCAAAGGAGGGAGGCACAGGTCAAAGAACGCCAACGCAAGGAAGCAGAAGCCACCCAAAAGCGTTTGGAGCGACTAAGGGAAGAAAACAACGCCATTATCAAGTTCGTGGAGGACCTGAACCTGCAACTCTACGAGATGGAGTTGGATAGGTTGAGCGAGCAGGAGCAACTGCAAATCAAAGCGATGCAAGCCGAAGCACAAAGGCGGATGCAGGTGGACACGGCTGACGCAAAGTCCAAGATGGGCCAAGCCCAGCGTGAGCAAGACCTTGCTGGACTGCGTGAGAAATACGTCGGTCAGTCCTTTGGGGTTATCAACGACATCATCATCGCATCGGCTGGAAAGAGCGAGGCAGCACAAAAGCGGGCCTTCAATGTCGCCAAGGCTGCGTCCATTGCCCAAGCCATCGTTAACACCTACCTTGCCGTCAGTTCTGCACTTGCCTTGAAGCCAACTGAATCTGTATTCCCCGGACAAAGGTTTGTAGAGGCGGGTCTTGCCCTTGCTGCTGGTCTTGCAAACGTCGCCAAGATTAAGGCCCAACAATTCCAAGGCGGTGCAGGTGCAGGCTCTCCCGGTGCAGACGTAACGGGTGCGGGAGCAAGCGCAGCACCACCGCCCATCTTTGCGAACCCACAAACGACCAACCTCGGTACGGGCGAACTCTCGGCAGGCCAAGGCCAAGGCTCATCACCAATGAGAGCCTATGTCGTGGAGAGGGACATCACCCAAAGCACTCGGAGGGTTCGGAGGTTGGAGGAATTTGCAACTTTGGGGGCATAGGACATTTACAACTATGGAACTACCCATTTACAGGATGACCGTGGACGAGGTGGATGAAGGGGTCCAATTCGTGGCCCTGACCGATATGCCAGCGATTGAACGGCCATTCCAAGCCTTCGCAAAGACACCACAAAAGTTCAGCGAAACAGGCGAACGGAGGGTGCTGACCGGCCCTCTTATGCTTGCAGACACTCCCATCTTTCGAAAGGACGAAACTTATGGCGAGTACTACGTCGTATTCGACAAAGCCACCATCCGCAAGATAGTCCAAAAGTATTTCAAGCAAGGCAACCAGCACAACGTCAACGCTTACCACAATGCCGAACTCGATGGCGTGTTCATGTTCGAGTCCTACATCACCGACTCCGAGCGTGGCATCATGCCACCCAAGGGCTACGAGGACACCCCCGACGGCTCTTGGTTCGGCTCCTTCAAAGTCGAGAACGACGAGGTGTGGGACAACCGCAACCTGTTCAGGGGTTTCTCCGTTGAGGGCCTGTTCGGAATGGACAAAACTGAATCCGAATTGGAGGTCGCACTCGCTGGCCTTGCTGACGAATTAACCGCTTTTTTGCAACAATTAACCCCCACCTACAAATCCCACTAACTATGAACCTGAAAAACGCAATCGAATCCCTGCGAAGTGAACTTCGCAAATTCAGCACCCAAAAGCAGTCCTTCGCTGACTACAAGTTGACCGATGGCACGGTTGTCCGTGTGGATGGCGACCTCGTTGCAGGTACTGCCGTTTACGTCGTTGCCGAAGACGGTACACTCCCTGCGCCTGATGGCGAACACGTTGTTGAAGGCGTTGGCACTATCAAGACCGAAGGAGGCAAAATCGTTGAGGTCATTGCTGCCGAAGTAGCAACCCCGGTCATCGAGCCGTTGCCCGTTGCTGCTGAAATCACTCCCGAAGTAGCCGTTGAGGTTACCGAGGAAATCAAAGAAGCCTATCCTGCCATGACCCCCGAAGTCGTTGAGGCCATCGTTGCCAAGCACCTCGGAGCCATCATGGAAGAACTCAAAGCAGCCTATGCCGAGATGGGCAAGATGAAGGAGAAAATGTCCGCATTTGCATCGCAGGTTGAAACCATGGCCGACATCGTCGAGAAGGTTTCCGAACTCCCAGCCGAAGCCCCAAAAGCCAGCGGTTCCGCAATCGTTGAGCAACGCAAGGCTGCTGCATCGCAGAACTTCAATGCTCTCGCACAAGCACTACAATCACTCAAAAAAAAACTAAACCCTTAAACCCCCATTAACAATGGCATATTCGTTCACAGGATTAACCTCCTACACCGACCAAGAGAGGCTTCCTCTCATCACCAAGGCCGTGTTCTCGGCCCGTTCAGCAGCCCTGTTCACCAAGCAGGTGGGCATCAAGTTCGCTGCTGCCCTCAACCTCATGGACACCGATGCACAATTGCAGAGCGGTGATGCTTGCGGTTACACAACTTCAGGCACGACTGCCTTCACCCAGCGGAATATCACCGTTGGCCGTATGAAAGTGCAAGAAACCTTGTGTCCTCGTTCCTTGGAGCAGTATTGGATGCAGACCCAGTTGACCGCTGGCTCTAACTACGAGAGTGTTCCTTTCGAGCAGGCTTTCTCCGAGCAGAAGGCTCTCCGCATCGCAGAGGCTTTGGAGAATGCAATTTGGAAGGGCAACACCTACTTTTCAGGTGTCAACCAGTTGTTGAACGCTGCATCGGGTTCTACCATCAGCGGCAACACAGGAGCGGTTTCTGCGTCTGTTGGTGTTACCACAGGCAACGCAATCGCCATCTTTGACGGCATCTACAACCAAATCCCACAGGCCATCTTGACCAAGACGGACCTCGTTATCTTCTGCGGTTGGGACAACTTCCGCACGTTGCTTGGTGCGTTCAAATCAACCGCTAACGTCCTGTATAACCAAGTTGACTTGGCTGGCCTTGCTGACGGGGACATCATGTATCCCGGCACAAACGTCCGTGTCATTGCAGTCCCCGGCTTGACCGGAACGAACCGCATTGTTTCGTCTTACCTCGGTAACTTCTTCTACGGAACCGACTTGTTGAGCGACGAGGAGCAGTTCTCGATTTGGTTCAGCAAAGACAACGATGAAGTCCGCTTCCAAGCAGCCTTCAAAGCAGGTGTCCAAATCGCTTACCCCGACTTGGTTGTTGACTTCAAGTTGACCTAATGTGTAGGGGGGAGGGAAACCTCCCCTCACTTTTTTGTTCTCTTGAAACTTAAAACCCAAATACACATATGTCCTGCTCCTTAACAACTGGCTACGCCCTTGGATGCCGAGATTCAGTCGGTGGCATCAAAACAATTTATGTCCAATCCTTCATCCCAACGGGGTCCTGCAACACTAACCTTTCAGGTGCGGTTACAGGCTTCACGGGATACGCTTCGGGTGGGTTCTTCGAGTATGACTTGACCAAGGCTACGTCATCTTTGACTGAAACCTTGAATGCGAGCATCGAGAACGGCTCGGTTTATTACACCCCCGAAGTAACATTCACGATCAACAAACTGCAAGTCGCAGTCCGCAACGAACTCCGCTTGCTGGTACGCAACCGAGTCATCGTCATCGTACAAGACAACAACAATCGCTATTGGTTGCTGGGTTCTGCCAACGGCTTGGAAGCAACCGCTGGAACCGCTGGAACTGGTACTGCCTTCGGGGACCGCAGCGGATACGAATTGACCTTGACCGGAATGGAGCCTGACCCGATGTTCCTAATTGCGTCAACAGTCTTTGCACCATCGACTACGCAGATACTCGGTTCGTAGTATCTTCGCATCAGGTTTTCTTCATCTGAGGTTTGAGAGGGGCAGTCAGCAATGGCTGCCCTTCTTATTTTTACCCCATGAAGATTTGCATTGTTTACAACGCCCATCCAACCGGGTGCAGTTTCTATCGCCTTGAAATGCCGAACGCATACTTGGGCGACAACTACCCGGAGTTTGACTATGTGTGCGTCGAGAATATCACGACCATCAGCGACGAGGGGTTGAAATCTATTGACCTATTCCTTTTCAGCAGGCTTTGGTGTCAGGGAACCATGGAGCAGGTGGAGAACGTCTACAAAGCCTTGACCCAATACGGGGCCAAAGTCATCCTTGACTTGGACGATTATTGGGTCCTTGAGAGCGGACACATCATGTATAGGCACTACCATGAATCCAAACTTGCAGAGGTCATCCGTAAGCACATCAAATTAGCCGATTGGGTTACCTGTACCACCGAACACCTTGCTGCCCGCATACGGCCTCTAAACGCCAATGTGAGCATCCTGCAAAACGAGCCATACGAAGCCTATCAGCAGTTCATCCCCAACCCCGAAGAGGAACCCGACAAGCACCTCGTCAAGTTCGGTTGGTTCGGAGGGGCGCAGCATGGCGAGGACATGGAACTGCTCCGTGAGGGGATGCAGAAACTACGCTGGGATGCAAACT